GGGAAGAGAAAACTTCAGTCCATCGGAAGAGGTCTTAGAAAGTCATCCAAAAAAGACAAAGCCGTTATATACGATATTTTTGACGACATACGGTATAAGAAGAAAGAAAATTATACCTACCTACATTTTAAAGCACGTTTGAAAATATATACTGAGGAGAAGTTTAATTTTAAAGTTTATGGGTTTGATATATGAAAAAGAAAAAACCAGTCAATTATATTGACAACAAAACATTTTACCTAAGACTTGTTGAGTACCAAAAAGAATGCTATGAAGCGGACAAGGAAGAACGGGAGAGACCAATCATTCCAAATGACATTGCTATCTGTCTGCAAACCATTGCTACTAGGCTTGCAACCAAACCAAACTACTCTGGTTACATTTTCAAGGATGATATGATTGGGGATGGTGTGGAGAATGCATTTGAGGCTGTTATGAAGTTTGATCCTGCAAAGGGAAGCAACCCTTTTGCATATTTTACACAGATAATCTGGAATGCTTTCATTAGAAAGATTGAGAAGGAGAAAAAGCTTCTTTTGATCAAGAAAAAATACTATGATCACAAGTATGTAAATCAGGAGCTTGTCGATTATTCTCTTTCAGACAAGGCTACTTTGCCGTATGCTGACACATATATCCAGAATGATTACATGGACGCACTAGAGAAGAAGCACGAAGAAAAGAATGGCTAAAATTGTTTTGATTGCTGACACACACTATGGTGTTAGAAATGATAATGTAAACTATCATACTTACTTTGCAAAATTTTTTGATAATGTGTTTTTTCCATACCTCAAGAAAAATAAAATTGATAAGGTAGTCCATCTTGGTGATGTCGTAGATCGTAGAAAATACATCAACTTTTTGACTGCTCATAATCTACGAAAGACATTCCTCCAGCCTTTAGAGGATATGGGTATGGAAATGGACATTATCGTCGGCAATCACGACACGTTCTTCAAGAATACAAATCAGATCAATGCAATCGATGAAGTTGTTAGAAGATATAAGAATATCAACTTCTATAAAGATCCCGAAGAGGTAGATCTTTTTGGTGTTCCGACTCTGTACCTTCCTTGGATATGTAAAGAAAATCATAAACAGAGTATGGACATGATAAAACTGTCTGAGTCTCGTTTGTGTATCGGTCATCTTGAGATCGAAGGTTTTACTATGCAACCCGGTCAGCTTAGTAAAGAGGGTCTTAGTCCATCAATCTTTAAGAAGTTCGAGAAGACTCTTTCTGGACATTTCCATCACCGATCAGACAGTAACGGCATTTACTATCTTGGTTGTCCGTATCAAATGAACTGGTCTGATTACGGTTTCGTAAAGGGATTTCACCTCCTAGACACAGACACTTTAGAGTTAACCTTTATCGAGAACCCTTATTCAGTCTATACAAAATTCGTTGTAGACGGTACGGATCATTTTAAAAACGCTGTTTCAAAAGCTAGTGTTAAAGACCATTACGTTCGTGTTGTCGTCAAAGAGAAAGTTGATGTTGAGGAGTTTGATGATTTTATTGGTCAGATAGAATCTTTCTCTCCGTATGAGGTAAAAATAGTTGACGAAACTATGATTTATCAAGAGAGTAGTTCGGACGTGGATGTTGAAAATATTGAAAACACAAAAGAGATTATCGACAAGTATATTGGTCTTATCGAGACAGATGTTGATCTCGATAAACTCAAAACCAAAATTCATGACATTTACTACAAGGCAATGAATGCAGAATAATGCACATCAAGTTTGAAAAAATTCGTTGGATGAACTTCCTTTCTACAGGGAACGTATTTACAGAGATAAATCTTTCAGAACACAAGACCAGATTGATTGTCGGTGACAACGGATCGGGTAAGTCTACGATTCTAGATGCTCTTACATTTTGTCTATACAACAAGCCATTCAGAAAAATTAACAAGCCTCAACTTATTAATTCTATCAACAAGAAAAATTGCCTTGTTGAGTTAGAACTTGAGACAGGTGGAAATAAATATAAGATAATAAGAGGCATAAAGCCCAATGTGTTCGAGATCCACAAGAATGATGAACTGTTAAGCCAAGATGCAGCAAACAAAGATTACCAAGAGGTTCTTGAAAAGAATATTCTCAAACTAAACTACAAGTCTTTCTGTCAGGTGGTGATCGTGGGATCAGCATCCTTTGTTCCTTTCATGCAACTGAACACAGCTTCCAGAAGAGAAGTGATTGAAGACATTTTGGACATTAAGATTTTTTCATCTATGAGCAGTTTGGTCAAAGATGAGATTTCTTCTCTAAAGACTAAACTTTCCCAAAACTCTGACAAAAGAAGTCTGAAGGAGGAAAGTATCAGGATGTTTAAAGAGACTCAGAAAAAGCTTAATCGTAACACTGAGGAACTTATAACCAACTACAACAAAAAAATAGATGAAACCAAAACAAAAATTGAAGATGCTCAGAAAGAGGTTGATGCGCTTATCGAGCATGTGTCTGATTTTGATGAAATAAAAAAGAAAAGTAGTGATTTTAATCAAAAGCTGAATGAGATTCAAAAGTTTGAATATGGTATCAAACAGAAATTAGGTAAGATCAAAAAAGACATAGATTTCTATGACAACAATGAGAAGTGTCCTACATGCAATCAGGATATCGAAGATAGTTTTAGAGAGAAGACGAAAGAATCAAAGTCGAAAAAGATAACTGAGTATGAGGAAGGACTGAAGGCTCTTTCGGATAAGAGTCAGAAGATCAATTCTAGAATTGAGCAGATCTCGAAAATTCTTGAACAGAAGACGAAGAAAAATATTGAGTTGTCTGAAAAGAACAATGAGATAAAGATGAACAATAATTATATCTCTGATATTGTTCGTGAGATCGATAAGCTTAACAAAGAACGAAAACAAGATCAGGATGATAGTGAACTTGTTAAGCTTCAGGATGAATTCAAAGAACTTAAAAAAGAATATCTTGTCCTTAAGGAAGAGGCCAGCATTCTTGAGGTGGCTGTGTCTCTCCTCAAAGACGGTGGGATCAAAGCAAAAATAGTTAAACAATATGTTCCCATTATGAATTCTCTTATCAACAAGTATCTACAGGCTATGGACTTCTTCGTCAGTTTTGAGCTTGATGAAAGCTTCTCAGAGAAGATCCTGTCACGACACAGGGATGCCTTTAGTTATGACTCTTTCTCAGAGGGAGAGAAGTTTAGAATCGATCTGGCTCTTCTTTTTACATGGAGAAAGATTGCAAAACTCAAGAACAGTGTTTCGACAAACATTTTGATTATGGATGAAGTATTCGACTCCTCTTTGGACTCTGGAGGAACAGATGACTTTATGAAACTAATCAATGAAACAGATGACATGTCTAACATTGTCATCATCAGTCACAAAGGAGATCAGCTATACGATTCCTTTGACAATGTTATAAAGTTTGAAAAGGTGAAAGGTTTTAGTAAGGTTGCGTAATGAATGATTTAAAAATTGTTGATCCTAAAGATGATATTCTCACAACTAAGTTAGATCCCTTTGATTTTAATAAACCAGTTGAGGATCCGAGAAAATTGGCCATCGAAATGGTTGAGACTTTAAGAAAACATAAGGCACTTGCGTTGTCAGCCAATGAGGTTGGGGTGAATGCAAGAGTTATTGTTTTGGATGCAGAGCCAATTTTTGCAATGTTCAATCCTGTAGTGACAACTACTTTCGGGGAAGAGGTTTACTTAGAGGAAACTGATATCACACGGAAAGATATCATCTGTAAGGTCAAAAGACCTTCTGGTGTTCGGGTTAGGTTTCAAGATATCAACGGTGAGTTCAACGTAGAAAAATTTGTTGGTTTAACTGCTAGAAATCTTCTTCACCATATTGACAACATCAACGGTCAGGTGTTTTACAATAAGGCTACGTCTTATCACAGACAGCAAGCTTTGAAAAACAGGAAAAAAGTTGTCAAACAGAAATGAGCAATTTTAAGTACAGAGAAAATGAAATCCTATTCGAGGTCGAAGAGTATATCGAATCAACTTATAGCCAACATTACAGAAGTAAGAAAACAGACATGCAGGCTGTAGATGTTTGGGAAGCTTTAGGAACACTTGAATTTACAGCAAGAGATAATGCATTAAAATATTTGCTCAGATACGGAAAAAAAGATGGTAAAAACAAAAAAGATCTGTTAAAAGCAATCCATTACATTATATTAATGATGTACACACTTGAAGAGGAAAATAGAAATGCTCCTACATCCTGAATCACAGTTCACATACACTAAAATCACCGATGTCGAAGATGGTGATGTGCAGCCTAATGCTGTAGATATTCGTCTAGATGAGGTCGAAAAGATTGAGGCTTCTGATTTTGTCCTAAGCGAGAATGAAAGAAACCACAGAATTACGTCTAAACTATCAGTACAGGCTGATGGGTTTTATGTCTTACAACCGGGTTCTTATAAAGTTACGATGAAAAACAAGGTCCAGATTGGACAAAGTGAAGCTGGTGTTGTTATTAGTAGATCGACACTTATTCGTAACGGTGTTTATCTTTGTTCAGGTCTTTATGATACAGGGTACAAAGGTTCTATGGTTGCATTGTTGGTTGTTACTACAGGCACAGCAAAGATTAAGAAAGGTACTAGAATTGGTCAGTATCTTATTTTGGAATCAGAAAGCAATGGTGAGTACCAAGGCAATTATGGTGAATAGTTTGGTTTAACAAGAACGAGGTAGATAATGAAAACTGAAATTTCTATTGAGGAGTTACAGAAAAGGAAATTGTTTGTGGCAACACCAATGTACGGTGGTCAATGTCACGGCATGTTTGCAAGATCGACAGCAGATTTGGCTGCTGTTTGTGCAAAGTATAATATTGAGATTCGATTTTATTACCTTTTCAATGAGTCGCTGATTACAAGAGCAAGAAATTATTGTGTTGATGAATTCATGAGGTCCGGCTTTACACACCTCATGTTTATTGACTCTGATATTGGTTTTGATCCTAAAGACGTGCTTGCTCTTATGGCATTACAAGATGAAGAATCTGAGTACGATATTATTGCTGGTCCATATCCAAAGAAAAACATCTCTTGGGAAAAGATTAAACAAGCAGTAGATCAGGGTGTTGCTGATGATGATCCAAATCAACTTGAACACTTTGTCGGCGATTATGTTTTTAATCCTGTTGCAGGTCAGAAGGCAGTTCCAATCAACGAACCTGTAGAGGTTGGTGAGGCAGGTACGGGCTTTATGATGATTCGTCGGGAGACCTTCGAAAAGTATGATGATGTTTATCCAGAATACAAGTACAAGCCTGATCATGTTAGAACACAGCATTTCGATGGCTCTAGGGAGATTATGGCATACTTCGATTGTATCATTGATCCAGAATCGAAGCGGTATTTGTCAGAGGACTACATGTTCTGTTACAACACACGCAAAGCTGGTATGAAGGTGTGGTTGTGTCCTTGGATGGAACTTAAGCATTGCGGATCATACATCTTTGGTGGTAGTCTTGGGGCATTGGCACAGATCGGTGCTGTTGCTACTGCAGATATGAACCAGCTTAAGAAGACGAGAAAGTGATGAC